AGAACCGGCGGGCTTTAGTTTAGATTTAGGAACATTTTAAAAGGTTTAGGAGACAACAATGGCATTACAGATTAGAAGAGGCTTAGAAACAGATAGAGCAGTAGTTACTCCTGCACCAGGTGAGCTTCTATTCACCACTGATCAAAGCAAATTATATATTGGGGATGGTGCAACTGCCGGTGGCACACTTATCACCGGCAGCGGTATTGGCAACCTTGTTGAAGATATCACTCCTCAATTAGGTGGTGATTTAGATATTAACGGATATAAAATTGTTAGCTCAGGTAATGGCAATATTGAACTAGACCCTGCAGGTACAGGTACTATTATTCTCCACGGGAATTTAACAATCGATACTAATGGAAATTTCACTAAAACTGGAAATTTAAACTTCTCACCCGTTGGTCTTACTACAATAGGTAGCAATGTATCATTAGTTGATGGTAATTTGGCGCTTACTCGAAATTCTTACTCTAGTACAACCGGGCAAGGTTTTACATTTTCACAGCATCATGAAACAGCCGATGCTGTAAATTTTACATTTTACAGAACTAGAGGAGTCGGATCTGCCCCAACTACTGTAGTTAACGGTGATGACATTATTGATATTAACTTTATTGGACAAACTACTTTACAAGCTGCTGTAGCAGCATCTATTGGTGTTACAGTTGACGGGATTCCAAGCACTACCCGAGTACCTGGTAAAATTACATTTGCTACCGACAACGGGTCATCTCAAGCAATTCGAGCAGAATTATCAGCAGTAGGTGTGTGGAAGGTTAACAGTATTCAAAATTTGAGCGGAACTGATCTAACTCTTACTGCTACAACAGTTAACGTTGCTGGCAATATGCAAATTAATGCACAGGGCGATTTAAGATTTGCAGATACAGATAGTTCGAATTGGGTTGCTTTCCAAGCACCAGGAACAGTAGCTGCTAATGTAACTTGGACACTTCCTGCAGCAGATGGAACATCAGGACAAGTACTTTCAACCGACGGATTGGGCGCACTAAGTTGGGCAACTGCAAGTGGCGGAACAGGTCTAGCATCTCGAACAGCAGTTTCTGAAACTACCGGTGTACTTGCTACCGGAGAAACAACGGGAGTATCAATTACTGGGGCTAAAGGATACATTTTATATAAAATACAAACTAGTGTTGCTGCATGGGTTAGAATTTATACTAGTGTTGATGCTAGAACTAACGATAGTTCTAGAGCAGAAGGTGTTGATCCGCTACCAGGGGCTGGAGTAATTGCCGAAGTTATTACAACAGGGGCATCAACCATTGTTATGTCTCCGGGTGTAATTGGATTTAATGATGAAAGTATAACGTCGTCAAGTATTGCCCTAGCAGTTACTAATAAAAGCGGCAGTTCTTCATTAGTTACTGTTACATTAACTATCTTGCAAATAGAGGCATAATATGTCTATAGCCGACTACCTTCGAAAAAAAGAATACATTGTATCAGTGAATGATTTTCAAGATTTAGAATCCATTTACGACGATTTAGAAACTCAAGGTAAAGCACCTCCAAACATAGAATTAACTCGGAGTGTTGATTGCCTACATCGAAGAACTACTAGCAGAAACACACACTATTTGCTAGCAGACTGGGAGGCAGATGCGTTAAAAAATGACCCACGTATTAAATCAGTAACTCTTGCGCCGCGTTATCTTGGAATTAAATCTGGCATTAATAATATAGTACAAACATCAACAGCATGGGACAAGTCTGGGACTACCAGTAACACTATGAAAAATTGGGGATTGCTACGATGTGTAGAAGGTGTTCAGAGATCAGGATGGGGCGGAAGTGGATATTCAGGCGGCGGCGTCGGTACTCCTGCACAAACTGGTACCATTAATCTCACACAAACTGGACGTAATGTTGATGTTGTGATTTGCGACTCAAACGGAATTGTATGGAATCATCCTGAGTATGCAGTTAATGCAGATGGCACTGGCGGCACTAGAGCCATCCAGTACAACTGGTTCCAACATAATGCTGAAATTGGCAACGGTACTAACGGTACATACAGTTATGGCGTAGGTGATCACTCAACACACGTTGCTGGTACAGTTGCTGGTAACACACAGGGTTGGGCCCGTAATGCTAACATCTACAATCTATACTATGATACAGGAACACCGGTTAGTGAGTTTAGTCTAGTCTTTGATTACATTAGAGCATTTCATAGAAATAAAACTGTTAACAATGATATAGGTCGCAAGAATCCAACTATTGTTAACAACAGTTGGGGTATGAGTATTTTTCCTAGTGAATGGTCTTTTAGCGACATTACAGCAGTAACCTATAGAGGGATTCGTTACACACCCGATGTAGGCTCTCCTACCTTTACTGGGTTTAGCGGTGTATGCACTGCAAATGAAAGATTGGCTTTACTTGCGGGTTTTGAAAATCATGGAAATAGGATTACCACTGCTGGACCATATACACCTCCAGGCGGCAGTATATTAATACAGCCGATTACATGGACTCTAGAAGGCCAGCAGGCATATTTTATTGATCTTTCACAACCCAACAGCACTTACCAATTAACTGTTCAAGGTCCAGCAGATTTAGATCTAATACACAATGTTGCAATTGATGCAATATCTGGAACTATGTCGCTTGCCGGCGAAATTGTTATTACTAATTCAAGTGCGGTAGAAGTTCACAGGTTTACTGCCGTAGAACAGTCAACAACTAACGGTGGAACTATTGAGATTAATATTAACGAAACGTTAGTTAATTTACCAAATACTGACACATACACTGTTACATTTTTAAGTGTAATTGATGTATCAGGTGTGAGTAATCCGTTGTTTGCAACAGCAATGTCGTTAACAGTAATTACTGATTCACATGCTGCAACGGCAGCTGTGACAACTATTACAAATACCTTACTTGGTGCCGGTAGTCTTGCAAGTCTAACAACTCCAACAGTGGGAAACAATGACGACGGATATTGGACATTGGCATTGCCATTTAGTATTGAATATCTTGGAACAGAATACAGTACTATCTATGTTAGTACTAATCATTATGTAACATTTGGATCTGGTTCAACTGTGTGGTCAGGGTTAAATGCAATCACTCCTAATTTACCTAAGATCATGTGGTCGTGTGCCGACAACTCAGTACAGAGAATTTACTACGGTGTTGAAGGAACTGCTCCTAATAGAACATATCGTGTACGAGTCGAAGGTGCAGCATCAACTGGCGGAACTGTTGGCAGTCCATCTATGGTTAATGAATATATATTTTACGAAGCAACACCTGCACAGATTGATCTACAACTAGGTGCAAACGGCAGAAAGACCGTAGGCACTGGATTTACAACAGAACAACTTAACGGTTGGGGATTTATAGCAGGCCAACGTATTCCTGCTAGAGTGCCAGCTTGTGACATTGACTTAGACGACCTATACGAAGAAGGTATTGTCATGGTAGGTGCTGCCGGCAATGGCCGATGGAAACATGATGTGCCCGGTGGCACTGACTGGAGTAACACATTTGAAATGGCTAGTCGTTATCCAGGTAGTGTAGCACAACCGTACTATTATATGCGTGGGACTAGTCCCACTGCGAATGATAATATAGCAGGTGGTGGCGATTATGATTTGCCGGCAATATGTGTTGGATCAGTTGATACAATATCTACAGATCAAAAAGTACAATATAGTGATTGTGGCCCGGGTGTAGATATATGGGCGCCGGGGACTTACATTATTAGTTCGCTACCAAGCGGCATTAATGATCCTCGCAATGGAAGTTATTTTCTAGGCAAGTATAGTGGAACATCGATGGCCAGTCCTCAAGTATGTGGAGTATTAGCATGTGCTTTGGAAATATATCCTAATATGAATCAATCACAGGCCAAGGATTACATACTAGCATATGCTAAATCAAATCAACTAACCGCCACATCAGGTGGTGCTGCAGATGGACAAGATTTGCAGGGCGCTGCTAATTTATTTTTATATTACTACAAAGAAAGAGCAGTTAGTGGAAATACGTTCCCTAAGATCAATTACAAGCATAGACCTAGTGCAGGAGCAGTATTTCCTCGACCTAGAATTAGAAGGACGTTGTAATGGCATTGAACATATGGACTGAGCAATCTGGATACAGGTTTGATACAGTACAAGAACGTAGTGTAGTTAATATATTGCTGCCTGCTAATAACAGCGTGGGAATTACATATTCAGTTATCTCTGGTAAGTTGCCTCCCGGTCTAAGAATAGTAAACAATACTATTCAAGGATCACCGTTTGAGGTTCCTCGTACAACTGATTTTAAATTTGTTGTTAGAGCTAGTAACGGAACAGACCTTGCCGACAGAACATTCTTTTGGACTATTGAAGGTGCAGATCAGCCAGTATGGCAAACCGCCGCCGGATCTCTACCAATTGGCCCTAATAATGTTTACTACATTCTCGATAGTTCATATATTGATTTTCAACTACTTGCTACCGATACCGATACTGCTGCCGGGCAATCATTAAAGTATTTTATTGCCAGTAACGAAGGAACCCTTCCCCCGGGATTAGTATTGACAGACTCCGGAAGGATTGCTGGCTGGGTACAGCCTGCGTTAGTCATTCCAACAGCGGCAGGTAACGGATACTTTGACACTGCTGTTTATGATGCAGTTGCATTTGATTTTGGTTATAGATCATCCAACGGGTATGACAGCTATATTTACGATACTGCAATTTTTGACTTTAGTACTGCCAGTCTTAGTCCTAAAAAATTAAATCGTAATTATGAATTTATTGTAACAATCACAGACGGTGATACTGAAGTAAAACGAAAATTTAAAATATATGTAGTTGGCGACGATTACTTTAGGGCAGACAATACTATTACTACTGCTGGTTCCGGATCATTTATGGTCGATGCAACTTATGTACGTGCGCCAATCTGGGTTACTCCTGCTAACCTTGGGGTGCGTAGAGCAAACAATTATCAAACTATAAGATTAGACACATATGAAGACTTAGATCTTGGTCCTATTGTCTATTCATTGGATTCAACCAATCCGGACTTGAGTGCAAGTGTATTGCCTCCAGGTATGCAATTTGATCAAGGCACTGCTGAAGTGTTTGGAGTAGTTCCTTACCAGCCGGCAATTACTAAAACTTACCGATTTACCGTTAGTGCAACAAGACTAAGCGATCGTTCAGAAACTGCTACAAGCAAGCGCACATTTACTGTGCAAGTATTAGGTGAAGTTGAAAGTGTAATGGGATGGATAACTGGATCAAACTTAGGTAATATTGAAGCTAATTTGATCAGCAACTTGTCTGTTGTTGCATCTACTACAATTACTGATTCTGTTATACTGTACGTAAAAACTGGTGGTGCGCTACCTCCCGGTTTAACACTGGCATTAGATGGTGAGATTGTGGGCAAAGTAACACAGTTTGGTGACAGTGTACAATATCAAGGCCTGTGGACGGCCATGCGAAATTACAATATAAACAATGTAGTTCTACGCAGTGGAATATATTACAAGGCTATTATGAGCAGTGTAAGTGCTACATTTAATATAAGTCACTGGGTTGTACATACGTTTACAAATCAAGGCATTGTTACATTTGACGGCAGCAGTTTGAGTTTAGATGCAGGTACTACTACCCTTGATCGTGAATATTCGTTTACAATAAATGCTCGAGACATTTTAGGCTACAGTGCGATATCAAGAACATTTAACCTAACTGTTATTACTCCAAATAATAGATTATACAGTAATATAACTGCTAAACCGTATCTTAAATTAGATCAACGAGAAATGTTTAAAACATTTATTAGAAATACCAGTGTATTCGACGCCACTGCTATTTACAGACCGGGAGATGCTAATTTTGGCATACAAAATGATTTAAAAATGTCCGTGTATGCTGGTATTGAAACTAAAACTGCGGCACAGGTAGTTTCAGTAGTTGGACAAAATCATCGTAAGAAGCGTTTTAAACTAGGTGATATTAAACTAGCACGGGCAAAAGTACCAGCTACTAATACTGTAGTGTACGAAGTAATTTATATCGATGTTATTGATCCTCTTGAAATTGGTGATAAAACGTTAGACTTAGCTGTTGTTGGATCTATCGACCCTATGATGGCTACAGTTGACCAAACAAATATTTACTTTAATGGTCCGTTTGATACTTCAGAAAGATTCTGGGGCAGGCCTCAACCGTATTCAGTAACCGCAGATCGTAGCGATGTATACCCAGATGGTGAATTTAGAGGACCGGGAAGTATTTCTTTATGGCGCAAGCGTATTGAGCAGCTGGGACTACATGATCGAAATTACATGCCTTTATGGATGAGAACTGTACAGGACGGTAGCGTTCAAGAATTAGGATTTGTTAACGCTATTCCCCTATGCTTTTGTAAGGTTGGCCGAGGTGCTGACATATTACTAAACATTAAAAATTATCTAAAAAATAATACGGATTTTAGCTTTAATAAAATCGACTACACCATTGATAGGTATACAATAGATTCTGTCACCGGCGATACCACTGATAAATATATCGTATTTAGAAATGACAGGACCATAATAACATGACCAGTGCGATAGTATCATCAACCATAGACTCTGCTTTTCCAGTAGCAGGGCAAGATAATAACAGTCAAGGATTTAGGGACAACTTCCTAATTACTAAAACTGGGCTGTCTCAAGCAGCAACTGAAATTTCAGAGTTACAACTGAACACAGCTAAACTAAATGCTGCTAATGATTTTGCTGGCAATATTATACAAAACGCAGTGACTAAAAAATTGTATGGGTCTGTTGCTACTATTCTTGAAGCGGCCACAGCTAACTTAGATGTTTCTACTGGGGATTATCATAGAATTACGCTTAGTGATGCTAACATTACTTTAACTTTAACTAATTGGCCAACATTAGACAGCCGGTTTGCTAAAGTACGTATCCATTTAGAAAATTTAAAAGCAACATCGCACACTGTTACCTTTGCAACTAATGCATTAGCTACGGTATCAGATGATGATAGCGGAAAATTTACAAGCCATGCAATCACAGTACCTGCCGGATCCACTGTAGTTGTTGACGCATGGAAGTACGATTTTGGTACTGGCAGCAAAATGTATCTTGGCTATATTGGAGAATTCGTATAATGCATCCTTTAT